ACCTATCTATTTAATGGAAGGTGATATATTAAAAGGTGGAGCTAGTGCAGCGAGTGATCTAGATTTATTTATTTCATACGAAGTATTAGACGACGCATATGGAGGTAATTAGCTATGGCAAATGGCGGAATTATCGGACCAGTCAACACAGTCACACCAGCAACAGCACAGAAAACAACTCAAGTAACTTCTAGTTCAAGTGTTACACTTGAAGCAACTACTACGACTGTAGATTTTTTAGCAGTTGGAGCAGGTGGAGGTGGAGGTTCTAATTATGGTGGAGGAGGTGGAGCAGGTGGACTTTTAAAAAGTTTTTGTAATCCAAGTCTTGCAGCAATTCCTGTAACAGGTGGTGCCTCAGTTCCTGTAACAATTAATGGTGGTGGAGCAGGATCACCAGGACATAATGCAAATGGTAGTGCTGGTGGAACTACAGTTTTAGTTTTAGGTGGAACAACTTATACAGCTGCCGGTGGCGGTTATGGTGGCGGAAACGGTGTTAGTGGTGGTAATGGAGGATCTGGTGGTGGTCCTAGTGGAACAGGAAATACACCTCCAATAGCAGCACCTGCAGGTGGTCCACAAGGATTTAATGGTGGAACAGGTGGTTCTGGTAGAGGTGGTGGAGGTTCTACAGAAGCTGGTGGAACAGATGGCACAAGAGCAGGTGGTGATGGATTTTTAATTACACTTCAAGGTACTCCTTATGGAGTAGCTGGCGGTGGTGGTGGTGGCGGATCCGGTGGATGTGCTGGTACTTCTCCAGGTGGAGATGGTGGTGGTGGAAACGGATCATTAGCTAGTCAAGGATCCGCTGGAACAGCAAATACAGGTGGTGGAGCAGGTGGTGGAAATAGTACACCTTATCCTTTAGGTTTAGGTGGTGGTTCAGGAACAGTAATTCTTCAAGAAAATTATATTTGTGGTGTTAAAGCACCAGGTGTTTGGTCAATGAACACGGTATACGATTTCGTAAAAGATGATAATTGGGTAACCACTCCCGCATTTACTTCAGCAACAGGTGGGACAATTTCAGAGAGTGGTGATTACAAAATTCATACGTTTACATCATCAGGACCATTTAACGTTTCAGCAGCCGTAAATAAACCCGCTGCATTTTCATTAGCAGATTGGACTGTAATAGCAGGCGGTGCAGGTGGTGGAGCTAATTCAGGTGCTGGTGCAGGAGGTGCAGGAGGATATAGAGAATCTCCAGGTACGTCTACTGGAAGTTATTCAGTTTCTCCAATAGCAGGAGGTTGCGCTACTACATTAACAACTCAAGATTATACAATTACAGTAGGTGCAGGTGGTGCAGGTGGACCATCAGGCCCACCAAATGTAATAGGAGCTTCAGGGGGGGCATCAACTTTTTCAACAATAACATCAGCAGGTGGTGGTGGAGGTGGAGCATGTACTTCAGCTTCAAATACAGGAATACCAGGTGGTAGTGGTGGAGGTGGCCTAAGGGGAGGTCATGCAGGTGGAACAGGTAATACTCCTCCTACAAGTCCAGCTCAAGGTAGAGATGGTGGTAATGGTGGTGGTAATTGGGGAGGTGGCGGCGGTGGCGGAGCAGGAGCCGAAGGTGCAGATGGTGCTGGTAGTTCTGGTGGAGCAGGTGGAAATGGTTTAACAAATTCAATAACAGCTAGTTCTGTCACAAGAGCAGGTGGTGGAGGTGGTGGTTCTCAACCAGGAGCTGGTGCAAGTGGTGGAACTGGTGGTGGTGGTAATGGTGGTGGTTATCCTAGTGGAGCAGCTACTAATGGAACAACAAATACAGGTGGTGGAGCTGGTGGTGGATCTGGTGCACCAGGTGGTACAAACGCATATGGTGGAAATGGTGGTTCAGGTGTTGTTATAATAAGATACAAATATCAATAAATTGTAATATTGATTGTATAAACAAAATAACTATGTACAAAACTAAAATAAAATATAAAATTAAACTTTAAGGAGATAAAAATATGGCACATTTCGCAGAACTAGATAATAATAACGTAGTCCTAAAAGTAGTCGTTGTAGGCAATGATTGCGTACCATCGGACGAACACATTGATGGTGAAACATGGTGTATTAACTTTTTTAAAGGTGGGGTTTGGAAACAGACTTCTTACAACAACAATTTTAGAAAACAATATGCAGGTATAGGTTATACTTATGACGTTGCAAAAAATAAATTTATAAGTCCACAGCCTCATGATTCATGGGCACTAGATGCTAATGATGATTGGCAAGCACCAGTTACATACCCAACAGATACAGGAACAGAAGAATTTCTTAAACTAATTTCTTGGAACGAAGAAAACTTAAAATGGACTGCAACAGATGATTCAGATCCAGTAAATAATTTCAATTGGGATGCGTCAGCACTAGCTTGGGTATCCGCATAAGGAGAACTAAGATATGGCTAACGGCGGAATAATCGGAGTAAGTAACAAAGCTTCTTTTGGGAAGTGTGTGGTTACAATCAAAACTTCATCAGGAAATATTACAGCACAACCAGGGACTAGAGCTGTTCAAGCCCTTGTAGTATCCGGTGGTGGCGGAGGCGGTACTTCTTATGGATCAGGCGGTGGTGGTGGCGGTGCAAGACAAATTTCAAGTGCAAATGCTTCAGGAACAATTCCAGTAACAATTGGAGGTGGTGGTTCAGGAGGATCAAATCCAAATAATGCAGGAGCCAATGGTGTTAATTCATCTTTTGTTGGTTGTAACACAACGTATTCATCAACAGGTGGTGGTAGAGGTGCTGGACCTGCAAATACTAAAACACCAGGAGGTTCGGGTGGTGGTGCGTCTGGAGGAGGACCAGGAACTCCAGGAGCGGAAGGTTCAGGAAATGCAGGAAGTTTTTCTCCACCTGAAGGAAATCCAGGAGGAACTGGAGTAGGAGCAAGTGGTAATTATGGATCAGCAGGCGGTGGTGGACATGGAGCCGTAGGTGGTAATGGATCAAACCCGACAGGTGGTACTGGTGGTGCAGGAACAGATTTTACTCCAAGTTTTCCAGGTTTACCTAATTCAGGAGTTTTAGCTGGCGGTGGTGGTGCTGGAACTTATCAAGGTGGAACTGCAGGAAGTGGTGGACCAGGAGGTGGTGGAGCAGCAGGTGCTGGTGGTGGTAATAATGCAGGAACTGCAGGAGCAACTAATACCGGTGGTGGCGGTGGTGGAGCATCATATCAAAGTGCTCAAGCAAATGGTGGTGCTGGTGGACCAGGAGTTGTTGCAATAAGAGAATTAAACAAAGCAAGTGGTGTGTGGTCAATGCAAAGTCAATTTCAAGCACGAAGATCAGGAACATGGATAGAACCAACAGTATCATTTGATTTAGAATTTTTATTAATTGCAGGTGGTGGAGCAGGTGCTGCACAAAATGGTGCTGGAGGTGGTGCTGGTGGACAAAGGTCTTCTTTTCCAGGTGGAACTAAACATACAGTTTCTTATTGGGGAACTAGCGTTGCAATACCAGTTACAATTGGTGCAGGTGCAGTAGGTAATCCTCCTTCTCCTACTAGAAATGGAAATGATAGTATTATATGTGGAGTTGCAGCTAGTCCTTTAATATCTACTGGAGGTGGTGGAGCAAATTCAATTTTAGGAGCTGGAAGTCCAGGTGGATCAGGTGGTGGTGCTGGTGGTTGGTGTAATAAAGCTGGTGGATCTGGAAATACTCCTCCTGTTAGTCCTCCACAAGGTAATGATGGTGGAACTACAAGTTCACCTAGTGCTGCATCAGGTGGTGGTGGTGGATCTGGTGGTGCTGGTGGTAATGGTGGTGGTTGCACAGGTAATGGTGGAGTAGGTGCTGCAAATTCAATTACAGGATCTGCTGTAACAAGAGGTGGTGGTGGTGGAGCAGGAATAGATTCAAGAGGATATTGTTCAAGAACTGGTTCAGGTGGACCAGGGGGTGGTGGAGCAGGTTCTCCAAGTGGTGCTGGAACAGGATCAAATGGATCAGCTAATCTCGGCGGCGGAGGTGGCGGAGGTGGTGGAACAGGCGGTGGTTCATGGGGTTATGGTGGTTCAGGTGGTTCAGGTTTGGCTATTTTTAGATACCCTACAAGTGACGCTCCTAAATATGCTATTGCGCCAGGAACAAATGGAACAGCAACAACAGGGACTTGTACTGTAGCAACGTTTACAGTTTCAGGAACATTGACTTACACTCCATAATACTTTTGTTTTAAATCTAGATATTTATGAATAAAAAGTAATTTATGAATTTAACAAATTATTATTGGTATTTTAAATCGGCAATTCCAGAAAGAGTTTGTGATGATATTTCTAAATACGGAAAACAACTTCAAGAACAAATGGCAGTCACTGGTGGGTATGGTGATAAAAAACTAAATAAAAAACAAGTTATAGATTTAAAAAAAAAAAGAGATTCAGATATTGTTTGGATAAATGATAGATGGGTTTATAAAGAAATTCAACCTTATATACATAAAGCAAATGCAGCAGCTGGTTGGAATTTTAAATGGGATTATTCTGAATCTTGTCAATTTACAAAATATAAAAAAGGTCAGTATTATGATTGGCACTGCGATAGTTGGGATCAACCTTATCAAAGAGAACAGGGAGATCCATCACACGGAAAAATTAGAAAATTATCTGTAACTGTAACTTTATCAGATCCAAAAGATTATAAAGGTGGAGAACTAGAATTTGATTTTAGAAATTTTGATCCAGATAAAAAAAGAAATGTTAAAAAATGTAAAGAAATATTACCTAAAGGATCATTGGTTGTATTCCCTTCTTTTGTGTGGCATAGAGTATGTCCTGTTAAAAGTGGTGAACGAAATAGTTTAGTTATTTGGAATCTAGGATGGCCATTTCAATAAAAAATAATTTTTTAAAAAAACAACAATTTTTAAACATTGAAAATTTTATAATGGGCAATTCAATGCCTTGGTTTTTTGGTAATGATATTTCTCATGAAACAAAAAACAATAAATATAACTATTATTTTACTTATAGATTTTTTAATGAAGACACAGGACCTACTATATTCTACAATATAGTAGAACCTTTAATTAAACAGCTTAAATGTAAAAAATTAATAAGAGTAAAAGCAAATCTATATCCTTCAACAGAAAAAATTAAAAAACACGGGTATCATAAGGATTATGATTTTAAACATAAAGCCTGTTTATTTTATATAAATAATAACAATGGTTATAATTATTTTAAAAAAGATAATAAAAAAACAAAACCTAAAGCAAATACTGCAGTTTTTTTTGATCCAAGTGAATTACATTGCAGCTCTAGTTGTAGTGATCAAAAAAGAAGGGTGACTATAAATATTAATTATGAATAATGTTTTACCTACTATTATAGCAGATAATTTTTTTACTAATCCAAAAGATGTAATTAAATTATCTAAAACTTACAAATATCATATACCAACAAAAGAAAACTATTGGGCAGGTAGAAGAAGTGACTGTTTACATATAAAAAATTATAATTTTTTTAAACAAATAATTTTAAAAGTATTAAGTTATTATTACCCTAATGTAGAATTAACTTTCACTAATAGTGCCGTTTATTTTCATAAAATAAAACCTAATGATAAAGGTAAAAATAAATTTCATTTTGATAAAAACTATGATGTAGCGGCTATAGTATATTTAAATAAAAGTGATATAAAAACTGGAACAACTATATTTAATAAAGATAATAAAAAACAAGTTATAGTGAGTAATGATTATAATACAATGGTTTGTTATGATACTAAAAAATATCATGGACCTACAAGTTTAAATCTTGCAAACGAAAGACTTACGTTAAATATATTTATTAAAAACATAAAGAGGAAAACATGAAAAAAAAGAAAAAAAGAATAAAGAAACCAACTAAAGTTACTTACCCTACTCAATTAAATAGAGAGGATTATTTTAAATGTCCTATATGGTTTGCAGATGCACCGGAGTTTGAAAAGAAATTAAATGATGCTTCAGATAAATACATAGAAGAATCTAAGAAAACTTTAAAGCCAGCAATAGATAAACGTAATAAAAAGTTTGGTGATAAAGGAGATATGGGTCATGTATTCCATTCTACATCTTTGATTGGCGATCCTAAATTTAAAGTATTAACAGATTATATTGGAGCAACGTCTCATAACTTATTGATTGAAATGGGTTTTGATATGTCAGGTCATCAATTATTTACTACAGAAATGTGGGTACAAGAATTTGCTAAAAAAGGTGGTGGACATCATACTTTACATACACATTGGAATGGTCATATTTCTGGTTTTTATTTTTTAAAAGCTAGTGAGAAAACATCACTGCCACTATTTGAAGATCCAAGAGCAGGTAATGTGATGAATATGTTACCAGAATTAGATAAATCAAAAGTAACTTATGCTAGTTCTGCAATAAATTATCAAGTTAAACCAGGTCGAATGATATTCTTTCCATCATATATGCCACATCAATATATTGTTGATATGGGTTATGATCCGTTTAGATTTATACATTGGAACTGCCAAGCAATACCAAAAGGAGTATTAAATGTCGTTCAAGAAAAATAAATACACAGTACTAAAGAAAGCTATCTCACCTGAGTTAGCAAAATTTGTTTATCAATATTTTTTAAATAAAAGAGAAGTCTCAAGATTTTTATTTGATCAAAAATACCTATCTCCATTTACAGAATATTATGGTGTATGGAATGATGAACAAGTACCTAATACTTATTCACATTATAGTGACATTGCTATGGAAACTTTATTACAGCAAGTAAAACCTGTAATGGAAAAACACACTGGAATAAAGTTAAGTCCTACTTATTCTTATGCAAGAATTTACAAAGAAGGAGATGTCCTAGCTCGACACAAAGATAGATACTCATGTGAAATATCTACTACGTTGAATCTAGGTGGTGAGTCATGGCCTATATATTTAGACCCAACAGGTAGAAAAGGACAAGCTGGTATTAAAGTAGAACTTGAACCAGGAGATATGTTGATCTATTCAGGTTGTGATCTAGAACATTGGCGTGAAGAATTCAAAGGTAAGAACTGCGGACAAGTGTTTTTACATTATAACAAATCTAGTTCTAAAACAGCTAAAGAAAATTATTTAGATAAACGTCCTTTATTAGGTGCACCTGCTTGGTTTAAAGGCTATACATCACTTAAAAAATAATATATATAATATTACTTGGAGTATAAGACCACCACTCTTATACTCCCTATATTTTAGTATAATTTTATAATTTTTGTTATATACTTTAAATTATGCCATTAACTCAATTAAATTTTCAACCAGGAATTGATACTGAAAATACACCTACAGGTGCAGAAGGTAAATGGATTGATTGTGATAAAATAAGATTTCGTAAAGGACTTCCTCAAAAAATAGGTGGTTGGGCTAAATTTAGTACAGCTTATTATGTAGGAGTTGGAAGAGCTTTAGAACAATGGTTTGCTTTAGATGGTTCTCGTCTTGAAGCTCTAGGAACTGATAGAAAAGTATATGCTTATGCTTCAGGAACAAGTCAAGATATTACTCCTATAAGATCAACAGAAGCTCTTGTTAATGCTATTAGTACTACTTCAAGTAATGCTATTGTAACTATCACAGATACAGCTCATGGGGCTATACAAGGTGACTTTGTCACACTAAGTAGTGTAAGTA